ATGGCCGAAACGCTTGGTTCGGTGATTAAGGGTTACAGCATCACCACAATATTTGGTGCAATCGGCTTTCTGTCATCCATCGTGACGCTCTTCGTAGACACCTCCGCCGTGGTCTCGGTCAAGTGGTTGCTGCTCGTCATCCTAATCAGCATGTACGTTGCAGTCATTTTGAGCAGATACGCCTACCTGGTGAAGGAAAAAGCGAAGCCTGCTCCTTCTCATGAAAATCCCATCAGATACGCGCCAGAGCTAGGGGTGTTCGTAATAAAACGGAATGAACTCTTTCTTTCCAACATTCTTGTGGGCTGCTATTGGCAGCAGGATGGCTTAGAGCAGCTTGCGTATGTCGGGGTTGTTCACCACGTACAGGATCTTGTTATTCAGATCCGCATTCAACTGGATCTTCAGGTGCTTGCGAACGTTCCAGCCGCCCCGGATGAACTGAAAATGCTTGAGATCAGACCTGTGGTGCCTTTTGCTGCTTTACAGCACCTTAGCAATACTAGGCAGGAGTCATAAATGAGTAGTCGCTTTGATGGCAAGGTGGTAAGCATCGTCGACGAGACGACGGTAGTGATCAATTTGGGCTCTGATCATGGAGTCAAGCCTGGGCAAACCTTCCTGATTTTGGGCCTGGGCGAGATGATCACTGACCCTGACTCGGGCGAATCTTTAGGTCACCTTGAGCTAGTCAGAGGCCGAGCTGAAGCCAAACACGTCCAACCTAGAATGACGACCCTTGTATCCGTCGAAACCAAACGGGATCCGGATGTGAAGGAAATCAAGCGTTCGGCTCAATCAGGATTCGAGCTGTCATTTTTCAGGCCAAACAGCTCAACAGTTGAGTCGGTAAAGGTGGGGGCTGAGAGAATAAAGCCTTTGGCAGGCCCCAAGGTGGGTGATTATGTTATGGTCGACTAAAAGGCTAAGCCTTATTACCTACAGTTTACGTGAGCTGCCAGCCTTGCCCAAATCTTCGGCTCAATGAGGTGGTGCCAGATCCTTACCTTGAGCCCTGGCGATGACTCTAAGCTGATAATCGGACACCGCCTGGGCCAAGGACTCGGAATGGAGTCGCAGACGCTCTACCTCCTCGGCCGGCGCGCCATAGTCCCTGGCCTCCCAGTACCGCTTGAGAGCTTCCATGGACTGCGCGATCAGTGGCTCGCCTGCCTCAACGGCAGCGGCAAATTCATCCTTGTCCATTGGGGATACCTTTATTTGGTCAGGGCATTATAGGACGCCTCGCACAGCTGTCCTGCTATTCGGGCTTGGTCATAAGCCTTCGCCAGCTCTCCCGCTCGAGCATCAGCCCGTGCGAGCAGGTCGGAGAGCACCATGGTGGCGCGGGTGGCTGCCTGGCCTCGGGCGACAGCGGCGGTATCCGTGCCGGGGCAACTGACGGCGGCAGCAAGCTTGGCGCCTTCGTTGCGCAGCCGCTGGCCAGCAGCATCGGCGCCAGCAGCGTCAGCATTAGCCACCTGATGTTGTTCGTATGCATGGGCTCTCGCCTCCTCCTGCGCCTGGGCGCGTTGATGTTCCTGCTGACGGGCGCCACGCTCACCGAGCACCTCGGCAAGACGGTCGCCGCTATCGCGCTGGGCCGAGGCTTGGCCGGCCTGCGCCTGCTCTACACTCCGGCCGTGCTCGTAGGCGCCCCAGTGGCTGGCCACCAGGACCACGGCAGCCGCCAAGCCAACCCAGGGGCTCATGCCAGAGCCCGCCTAATGCCCTCATCGATCAACGTCGACGGATATGGGTTGGTGCCGTTCTCGTGCACGATGATGCCAACCACCAGCTCGCGCAGGATCTGCGGCTTGGAGATGTCGATCGAGTCGCGCAGGCCGACGCCCAGGCGCTTGGCGATGGCTTGGGCATAGGCATTGGTGTCGTTCTCGCTCGCCGGCGCCCAGCGGTTGATGAACTCCAGCGGGGTGTCGATACCAGGCCGCCCAACACCGGGCATCCCATCCTTGCCCCGATAGTTGAGCAGCAGCTTGCCCAGGGCTCGGATGCCGTTCTCAGGATGGTCAAAGCGAGCGAAGCGCGGCTTGGCCACGCCTACCTCAAGGCCCAGCTGCCCCTGCCAGGCGTTGCGCGGGTTGTAATCGATGTTCCCTGGGTTGTTATTGCGGACACCGCGGGGTGTAGTCATAGATTTCTCCAGGCGAAAAAAAGCCCGCGCTGGGCGGGCTGGAGTTGAAAGAGGCCGATTAAGCAGCCGGGGCTTCCGGTTCCGGCGCTGCTGCGGGTTCCTTGGCAGTGATCGATACCTTGGCGCTGTAGTCCTTCAGCACCTGGGCCACACAAACCTGCGCGGTCGGGAACTGGTTCAGGATCTCGCGGGCTCGGGCGTCGGCTTCTTCCTGAGTGGCATAGCGGGTTTTGTTGGCCGAGTCGTAGTCATTGGCCAAGTTGATAGCTACATAAGGCATGCGTGTTTCCTCTTTGGTTATCTGAATGGAAATGGGTAATCGGTCGCTCGAATTACAAGCGCTTGCGGTTGGCGATCAGTTGGAATGTCTGACCAAGTTGTGTCTCGTGCACCGCTGTGTTGGGAGATAGTTGCAACGGCAGGGCTGAAGAAGAATCTGACGCCACCAGAGGCGCCGCCACATCCCTCGTTCGCGCTAACGCTTGCGCCTTCTCCTAATGTGTATCCTTCAGCCAACATGCAAATCCTGGAGAACGTCAGATAGGCTGCAAGCTCACCAGACGCTACTGGAACAAACACAGCTCCTTTGGGCTGCGGGTAGTCAGTGCTTGCCCATTCCCTACCTGACGCTTCGTTGCCGCCACCCGAATAGGGAGTAAATCGCAGGTCTGAACCGGGATAAGCCGGAGCGTTGATTGGTGGAGGATCTACAGCCGCAATGATGTTTAGCGGCGGCATTCCGGTTGTAAAACTGATACGGCCAGCAGCGTCGTAACACTCCATCCCAGTCTTCTCGCCGACGTCGCGCATCAGGTCGAAGATGTAGGCCTTGGTGTTCGGGCTACAGCCTTTGAAGTACAGCGTTCGGACATTACCGCTCACCGCTTCACCACAGGGCTTGCCATCGCCGACAAGGAAAACGATCGGCGAGACAGCACCGGTGACGGTGATCCCGCATATGGGATCAATTAGGCGAGTGTATGAATAACTACCTTCTTCATTTGGCGGCAGGTTGAGAGACCGCAAAGTGTAACGCCCCCATCTATCCACCAAATTCAAATATCCACTCTTTAACAAGCCGTAGGATATCCGGTCGATATCAAAAAGGAGGGTTCCGTCTTCTTTGAAAGCCTGGAATCCGACAGGCATTTCACCTCCTAATAATAGCCGTAGTAGATTCTGCAATTGGCGCTGAACTGACCAAACCAAGTTGAGTACTGGTATTGCCAGGACAGCGTATTGCCTGAGATTGTCACGCCCGGTTTCTTGCCCTTCCACTGCTGCGTATCGACCAGCGGTACGACGATATAGAACCGCCGCTTACCCGCTGGAATACCGGGCAGAGTTATCGCCCCGCCTGTTGCATTGGTGACAACATCCCCTTGGTGCTGACTGATTGACATCGTCATGTTGACGAGCAATCTGCCGTCAGAGCCGTAAATCTCCAGTCCACTGGGCATGATTCAATCCCACTCGCCCATGCGGATACGACGGACACCGTTGATGACCATGTCGATACCCCTCCTGTTGTAAACGGTGTAGGCCGTTGCGGCCTTGTTGAGCAGGATCAACGTGCCCGAGGCGAAGTCCATTCGCATGATCGGTGTGCCATCGTTGGCCAGTTCGGACGAGTTGATCGAGCTACCTACAATGGCGCGATGCACGGTGAGCTTTGAAATCAAGGCGTCGTTCATAACAACCTGACCGTTCTCCGCCGTGAAGATGTTGACGAGCCCCTCCCCTACGGGATTCAGCACCGAGAACCGGTTTGCCAGCACGACGAAGCTGGATTGAAAAGTCCCGCCTTGGTTCTCGAGGCCCAGGCCAAAGCCGGCGGCGTAATAGCTGCCTCCCGAGGTGAGCCCCAGCTTTACCGACCAGGTAGCGTTGACCTTCCCATCTAGGTTGGCCTGCGCCGTGCCGATTTGCTGTACGGCGGCATTAGTGCTGCCCAAGCTGCTCTGGACGCCATCGACTCGCTTGCCCATTGCAGTGACAGCGCTTGCCCGAGCGGTAGCTTCGTTCTGGATCGCGGCATTCGCGTCACCAACCGATGTGTAGAGCCCATCGGTTCGCTTTGCCTCAGATTCAATCCTGCTACCCTGCTGTGTCACCTTGGAGTCCAGTGACGACAGCGCACGGCTAGAAGCTGATGGTGCGGCACGACCAATCGCAATCCAGTCCACCTCGAACACATCGCTCGCCATACTGCCGAAGTCGATACGGATCCGGTCGATAACACTGCTGGCCCAGTCAACTCCCCCTGATGTCAGGCTTGCCATGTCCCATTCAAGGATGGTACTAGCGCCCACAGTCAGCGCTGGATTGGCGATGACCTTGCGGTAGCTGCCAGCAAAACCATGGTCTTTGGTCGAGTAGAACAGCTGCCCATCCCATCCCGAGCCGCCACGTCGAGTTATCGAGACACGAATGCGCGTGTACGCACTGCCCTCAATGGCGAGACCGGCCGCGCTTATGAGTTGCGGGTCGTTGCCTATAGAACTGATGGTCACGAAACCAGCGCCGAGCGTGATACTCGCACCTTGGCCATACCACCCATCCAAGGCCCCATCGAAATGCCAAAGCGCTCCGGGTGCAGGATCCAGACCAGCTGCACCGAGCCCACTGGTCACATTCGCAAGGTTATTGCGTAGATCAACCAATTGGCCCGATTGTGACGTGAGGCTGTTTTCCGTTGCAGACACCCGGCCTGAGATAGCCTCCACAGCGGAAGCGGATGCTCTGGTGGCAAGGCCGTTGACGGGGCTGTTGACGCTGGTCTCCAGCTGAGTAGTTCTGCCGGCTACTGCCGTTATTGCCGCACCTTGCTGCTCAACGCTGGAGTTGAGACCGTCGATTGCCTTACTGTTGGACGAAACATCGGCACCTAGCACTTGCCCGTTATCCGACCATCCTGTGGCGCGGGCACCGTGCTCCATCTGGGGGCGCGCTATCTCGATGAAACCGCTGCTGACCGCGCCGCTTGCGCTGAACACGCGGTAGTAGACGTTGCACTCAACCGCCCCGGCAGGAGCTACCCCAGAGTATTCGATACGCATTGATGACGGAGTCAACGACGCCAATGCACCGGCTGGCGCACTGATTGCTACTCCCGAGGCATTCAGCCACTGCAGATAGATCCGACACGCTAAACCTGCTGTACCGCGCATGTAAGCAGAGGCCGTAAACACCTCCCCCTCTGCGACCTTTGGACGCTTTATCACTGCTCCGCTGGAGGCTGGTCGCAACGACTTGTAGCCGGTTGGCGAGGTTCCGGACGTTGTAAGCCCAGAAGGCACCTCAATCCTCTGTGATTTTTCCCCAGAATTGAGCCACGACGGGATGAGCGTGTCGATTGAACTCACAGAACCTTCGACCTGCCAGCCCTCAGCCGTACCGTTCAAGCCTGCGAATTTGGTCATTGCCGGATTGTAGAAAAGGTTTTCACCACCTACATCGCCAATGCTGTTTTCAAGCTGAGCGATTGAGCTTGAGGCGCTGGTCAGCCCTTGCTCATTTTTTTCGACTCGACCAGTGAGCGCTGTGGTAGCCAGTGCGTTGGCGGCAATGCTGTCAGCATTGGCTTTTCCGTTATCGCGCCAGCCGGTCAGCGTATTACCCTGCTCTAGCTGCGCCATGTCGAAGTCAACGAAGCCCGTTGTGAGCGTCGATCCCGCGTTTGACCGGATCCGGTAGAGCACGTCGACACGTACGGTTCCGGTGGGCGCGAGTGCCGATACCAGCAACGGGCGCTGATAGCCCGGATTGAGCGCCAAGTTGGTTGGTCCGTTGGTGCTCAGCGTATTGCCGGCTGCATCCTTGAACTGTAGATAGACCTGCAAAAGCAAGCCTGTGTTACCACGCACATAAACTGACGCGGTATACGCCCTCCCTTCAAACGCAGGGGGCTGGCGGTCGGCCAGTGGCACGAAGTCCACATACGACGCACCGGACCCCGCCGCCAGCCCAGATACTTCGAGGCGCTGACATTTGCCCTCTGCCCCCAAGTCGGAGTTGCGAAGCGTAGGCGCCACCACCACCCCAGCCGTGTACCGCCAGTACCAGCCTGCGGCTATGTTGGCGTTGGCGGCAGATGGATTGTCGAACGATGGGTTGAACAGCAGGTTTTCCGAGCCCGACGAGGCGATAGAGGCGTCAATTCGGGTTATCGACTGTCCAGCGGCGGTGATGTCCTTACCGTGCTGCTCGACCGTGCTGCCCAGGCTAGCCAGCGCGCTTGCGTCAGCCTTGCCGCCCAACTGATTCAAAGCGTTCTGTGCAGCTGCAGCCGCATCGGTGGCCACCTTGTCCGTAACGGCAAGCCAGGCCGAGCCTGTCCAGCGTTTAGGGGTATTGGCGTTGCCCGTCGTATCAATCCACAGGTTCTGTGGAAGGCGATCAGTGGTAACGGGCGCTGCGGATTGGACGATGACCTTGCCTTTGCCGTCGGCAAGCCCATAAGCGTCCTGGGCGGCCTTCTGAGCCCTGTCGACGTTACCGTCGGTGATAACCAGGCTGCTGGTGAGTCTGGTCACTTGCTCGCCAGTAGATTTGAGCCCCTGCTCGTTCTTCTCGACGCGAGCGCCCAAGCTGGTAACGGCCTCGGCTGACGCGTCGGCCGCTGCCAGGATCGACGGATGATAGGCCGTGGCCAGCCCACCCTCCTGCAGCTGCGCATTGTCGATCTCTGCCCAGATGTTAGCGGCGGCGCTCGAGTCGTTGAATAGACGACAGGCGTAGACATTTACCTGTGTGGCGTTGGCCGGGGCAGTGCCCGTAAGCGTGTAACGAGTGAAGTTCTCACCCAGCACCGGCTTGTCAGAGGTGGCGGGCGCCGAGAGCACAGCGCCAGCAGCATCAAGAAACTGCAGATACATCCGCAAGAAGCCTGGCGCTCCTGATCCACGCGCATAGACGCTCAGCGTATAGGTCACCCCGGCCGTAACTTTGACCCGTGCACGACCATCGGCCGGACTCGACACCACCTCGATGTAGCTTCCGGCGCCGACGGTTGCGCTGATGCGCAAAGCATTGAGGCTGCTGGTCAGAGGTGAAGGCACGAACGCCCGTGCAGCGGCGCCCGATATTGCCCAATGCCGAGGCCGGGTGCCATCGGCGATCATCTCCTCGAACGAGCTGTTGGCCAGCAGGTTCTCGCCACTGATAGACGGCAGGCTCGCCTCGATCTTGGTTAGCGAGGAGCCTTGCGCCGACAGCGTATTGCCCTGGGTCTTAACGTCATTGGCCAACTGCGTGACAGTGGAGGCTTCGGCCTTCTTGCTCACGCTGTCGGTCAGCGAGGTGAGCGCCTGGCTTTGCGAGCTGATGAGCTGATCTTGGGCCTTGTCCTTGTCCTCGGTCGCCGTCACGCGGCTGGTGACCTGCTGCAGCGCCTGCGAGCTGGCCTTGCCGTCGATGCTGGTCTGCATGCCGTCCATGCGGGTGGCTTGCGACGTGAGCTTGCCCTCGGCATCGCTGACGCGGGTACTCAGATTGCTCACTACGCTAGCATCGGCCTTCAACGCCACTTGGCTAAGCGCCGACTGGGCAGCAGATGCTGCATCGGTGGCCACCTTATCCGTCACCGCCACCCAAGCCGAACCGCTCCAGCGTTTCGGGGTGTTGGCGTTGCTGGTGGTGTCGATCCAGAGGTTCTGCGCCAGGCGGTCCGCGACGGCAGGCGCTGCCGACTGAACGATCACCTTGCCCTTCCCGCCCGCCAGCGTGGCCGCATCCTGAGCAGCCTGCTGAGCAGCCGAGACGTTGCCGTTAGTAGTGGTCAGGCTCGATTGCAGCCCGCCGATCTGAGACGCCTGGGCGGTCACCTTGCCATCCAGCGTGGATACATCGGTTTCAACCTTCGAGACGCGCGCGGCCATGCCGTTGGCCGTAACAACGGCCTGCCCTACGTCAGTCCAGTAGGTAGCGTTCGGTGGCGGCGTGTTCAGCGGTACCGCTTTCAGGGCTTGGTAGAGCTTGCCATCACTGCCCAGGGCGCTCTGGCCGACGCTGTAGGCCTTATCCTTGCGGTATGGCAGGGAGCCGGCCAGGGCCGAGACGTTCGCTATCTGCTGCTGCAACTCGGTCTTGGCGGCGGAAACGTCCGCGCTCACGGCCGTGATCTGCTGCTCGAGGTTGCCCTTCACGGTGCCAAGAGCGTTGTTCACGTCGCTGATCTGTTTGGCCAGCTCAGTCTTGGCGGTGCCGATCCGCTCATTAACCGAACCCGGGCCGTTGCCATCGATAAGCGCGATCTTTTCGATCTTGCTGGTGAGCTCCTTGCCCAGTTCACTCTCGGTGATCTGGTCCTTAATCTGCTCGAGGATCGGACCAGCATCGGCACTGGCAATGCCAGTAACCACGGTCGGCGCCACAGGGAAGAACGGCCCCACATTGCCGGAACGGTCCACTAGGCGCGCCCAGAAGAAGAAGCGCTGACCCGCACGCAGGCCCTGCATGACGTGCTCGCTCTGCGGATAGGCCAAGTCGGCAAGCTTGGTTGCCGCGCCAAGGTCGGTGCCTTCGCTGTACCACAGTTCGGTACGCTCGGTGTCCCCTGCGCCAACTGGAAAGCCCCAGGTGACCTTGATGCCGAACAGCAGGCTTTCAGTGACCAGGTGCGTCACGGCCGGTGGCGGCGTGGTCTTCCCGGCCACGTTGGTCAGCATGGAGGTGGTCGGGATGGAGGCCACGTCCATAGCGCTGATAGCGCGCACGCGGGCCAAGTACTGGCCGGCGTACACGCCGCGCACGTCCGTTGAGAGCTCGCCGGTTCTGGGCATCTTCACCCAGTCCCGCGAGCCCCAGCGCCATTCAACGTCGTAGGCCACAGCACCTGGTGCCGCATCCCAAGAGATGGTCATGGTGGTGACCGCAATGCCCTGATCCACAGCGGAATGGCTGCCGATCAGCACGCGCGCGGGTGCATCTTGTACGCCCGGAGGAAGCACGCTGATGGGCCGATCATCGATGATGGTACCGAAGTCGATGGCGTCGAATTTGCCCGGCTCATACTGGATGCACTCCAGCTGGAACTGGTGCCACTCAGGCCGGGTGATGTTGCGGACGTAAAACTGCATGACCTTGAGGTCATCGAAGTCCAGCACCCAGGCACACTCAGGCTGCGGCGCCTCGCTGAATTCGGCTACCACGGTGATCTGCCGACCCGCCACGGACCGAATGACCCGGGCCTCTGCCTTTCCGCTCGGGAGGTTGACCAACAGGCGTGCACCCGTTGGCACCTCTACGTCACGGTCCACGGTCACAACGCGTCCATTCACGGCCGCGATGCGCCCACCGTTGGCACGGCCAGCCAGCATCGGATCAGACAGAGTGATGACTTTGCCTGGCTTCGGAATGTAGCCATCCAGGCCAACGCGGAAGGTTGCGCCCCTGAGTTGCAGCTGCTCGGTCATCAAAGCCCACTGGCCAGCGCGCTGGGCCTGGCCACGCGAGGTGCACCCCACCGCCTCTACGGAGATCTCACGGACCCCATATTCAGCGATCGCGTCCTCGTCGAAAACTGGCTCTTTGTCAGTGTCATACCCCCGCGCCGGGTCATCGAACGACACCATGGCCTGGCTATGCCGCTCGCGCAGCTTGCTGCCGGTGTACTTGACCGCACCGTCGTCGAGGATCTGCGACAGGGTGTAGTTGTAGACCGGGTCCTGCGGCAGGTCTGCGTTCACGGTGATCTGGCTACCGTCCCAGAATGCCAAGCCATGGAAGATGGCTGCCAGGTCCTGGATCACAGCCCAGGCCTCGGCCTGCTTCTGCAGGTACAGGTTGCAGGTGAAGCGCGGTTCTTGGCCGCCCATGCCGTCCGGCACCAATTGGTCGCAATACTGCCCGATGCGATACAGCGACCAGCGATTGATCATGCTTGCATCAATGCGATCTCCCAGACCGTAGTAAGGGTGCAGCACCAGGTCATAGAAGACCCAGGCCGGGTTGTTGGTATAGGCCTCCTTGAAGGTGCCATCCCAGACCCCGTTGGTGGTGCCAGCACCGCTGGTGGCGTAGGTGCGAGTCTCTGCGTTGTAGTTGGCAGGTACGCGCACGATGCGCCCGCGCATCAGCACGGCGATCTTGGCGATATCGCCACCGAACTGCTCGGCGTCGTACTCCACGCAGCTGACAGCGGTCAGTGGGTACTCTTGGTCGCTGTCGACCACCTCCGACAACGCCTCAACGTACATCCCATCTTGGGTCAGCGAGCTGTTGGCCTCGGGGGTGATACGACGGGCGCGGACCGTCCAGCGAGAACCGGCGGGGAGTTCGATCCGGTGCGAGCGTTCGTACTTGGTGACGTTCTTGCGGTTGACCTCGGACGCCAGCACTTGCTGGAACGGGCCATTGTCGGTCGATACATCGACCGCATACTCAATGCGGACACCATCAATGTTGCCGGTCTGGTCCTGGCGCTGCAGTTGTGGCCAGGAAAAACGCAGACGCACGGCATCCAGCATGGGGTTGCTGATGGTGTGCACGTAGGGCGCGGTGGTCAGCAGCAACTGGCCAACAGCAATCTCGTTGCTCGACTCGGTGATGCCGGTCATCCGCTCCTGATTCAACTCACCTGAGCGAAACTGCCATTTGACGCCCGGGTAGTTCATGGTGCCGTCGTCGGCCATGACCTGGGTGCCATCGAGCTTGACGGAGCGCAGCCCATTGACTGGCCCTACAATGGGGCCCCAGCTCCACAGGTACAGCAGGCGGGCAACGGCGATGGACGGAACGCTGTTGGAAGCGATGCTGGGCTGCTTCTGCTTCTTCTCCCCGCCCTTGCTGCCCATAACCTGGCGCTTACGTGCTGCGCGGGACTGCTGCGGGGCGCGCTTCGATACTTGGACCATTCCAGTCTCCACAAACGAAAAAACCCGCCGAAGCGGGTCGTGTGTTGCCAATATTCACAGCCGGTCTTGCGGGTAGATTCCCCCCGACTCTACGGCTCCGCCGATCTCGCGCTCGCCGTACAGCACGGGGTAGGGGTTGCCCTGGGCAATCGTCGTGACCGCACCGCCAAACCCGTAGCTGGGGTTGTTGCCGTCCTCATTGCGATCGAGGCTGCCGGTTGTCGGCGTGGGCGACAGCATCTGCACAACACCAGTTGCAGCCATCGCGGCACCGCCAGCGATCATCGCCACGCCATAGGCGGAGGTGGTACCGAAGGTGAAGTAGCCAGCCACGATGAGCACGACGCCGATGATGGTGGTGAACAGCCCGGCCTGCTTGCTGCCCTGAATGATCGGGGCGATTCGGATGTCCCCGGCGTCGTCGCCCATCATGTCCAAGTCATCGGCTGACAGGTTGCGGGTGCCGGAGAATACGGTGAACACCAGGCCCCGCTCCTCGCCTGTAGTCAGAAACTTTTCGAAGCCAGGCACCATGTTGCACAACGCCTGGATGGCATCACGCGTGCTGTTCACATCCAATTCATACTCACGCCCGAAGTGCTTGCGCAGCACCCCGTACAGCTTCACCTTGCGCTTCATGGTTGAAAGTCCTTGTGCCGCAGGATCAGCCGGCAGCGGTTGGCCATTGACCAGCCGTAGACTTCCCGCGTGGAGGCCCTGCCGGCCATGTGGTGGTAGATGAAGGGTCCGCTGCCGCCCAGGTGCGCGGCCGGCTCGCTGGTCAGCTCCGGCTGGCTGCCGAGGTAAATGGCGGCATGATTAGGGTGGAAGCAGGGCCGGCCAGGCGATGGCACCATGAAGACCAACATGTCACCGCGCTGGGGCTCATCCACCTGATAGAAGCCGGTTGCAGCAAAGTTGGCCTCATACAGGCTTGGGCCGTGCTCCTGCTCCCACCAGAGGTCATCACGCTCGAAGTTGGGCAGCACCAAGCTGGCCTCGCGGGCGTACCAGTCGCGACAGGCGGCCCAGCAATCCAGCAGGCCATGGGCGAACTCGCGACCCAGCAGCGGAGCCTGGTACCCAGACGGCTTGAACCACTGCATGTCGCCACCTGGCCAGCCGACGATCCCCCAGGGCACCTCGTGCAGTTCGCAGCTCACCCGATCCGCCATGCTGGGCGTGGGCGCAGCATCAGGATGGCTGTGCACGATCGCCAGAAGCTCGCCCTGGTCTTCGGCGTTCGCCAGGTCCTCGTGGTGCAGGCGGAAGTTCTCCCGCGGCGTCTTCGCCAGGTTGCGGCACGGCATATAGGCCCGGCCCTGGTCGGTCTTGATCAGCACCCCACACGCCTCGGCCGGGTACGCGCGTTCGGCATGTTCGCGGATCGCGGCCTGCAGTGACTGGTTGATACGCATCGATCACCTCGAACTGACGATCAGGCTCGCGCCCATGGAGCCGCCGAAACGGCGGGTGTTGCCGCGAAGCTTGCAGCTCTTCCAACGCCCCGGGCAGCGGTCGAGCGCCGGGTTATCGGTAGGCTCGTCCTGCTTGGTGTACATGGCAGCGCCGGTATAGGCGCAGGCCTCCCCTCGGTACTGCCCACGGCAGGCCCAGCGGCATAGCTTGGTGATCTGCTGGGCAGGAAGCATGACGCCGCCCATGTCCAGAGGGCTGGACAGCTGGAAGGTCACCTGCTGGCGGTTCTCATCGGTCTTCTGCTCGATGTACCAGAGGTTTTCCCGGGCCTGGTTGGACGCATCGGGGTTCCCGTCAGGGAAGTTCGCCGCATCCAGGAAGTGCCGGAAGGTCTCGATGACCCTGACCTTGGAGCCCACCAGGTCTTTGAGCGCCAAGCACAGCGCTGTGACCGCGCCACGCACGCCAGCTATCTCGTTGGCCATCTGCAGGGTCGGGGTGGCAGGCCGGCCATCGCCGCGAATGTCGAAGCCCTTGGCCTCAATCTGCATGGCCGAATAGAGCTGGCCCTGCCAGATGATATCGGCCTCCTGAGCATGCCCATGAAAGCGCATGATGTTCCCGCCCAGTCGGGTCGCGTCCACCTCGTAGAGCCGGATCTGGTTGCCAGGCTCAAGCTTCTGGATATCGGATTCGAATGTCATGGGGCCTCAGAAAGCAAAACCCCGCAGTGCGGGGTCAGTAGGGGGTGAATGTCTGCTTCATGGTGAAGCTGATCTCAAACAGCCCGGCGCCCTTCGGGTCGAGCTTGTAGCCGTTGGTCTTGTACCGGCCCTGCATGCCGCCCGGCGGCGTCCAGAAGAAGGACTTGTAGCCTTCGTGACGGTCGAGGAAGTCGCGCATCAGGCGGAGTTCTTCGCCGGCGTCGAGGCTGCCCACAGCCTTGTGCGACCACTCCTGCGTCTTGGTGTTGATCCCAGTACCGCCGGCCTGGGTGTAACCATCGCCGAAGTCGTTCTCCCACACCCTCTGTTTGATTTCGCCACTTGCACCCACCCGGGTGCAGAAGCTGAATGTTTCTGCCATCACTTCCTCCAGAGAATTCCGCCCTGCTGAGTGGCCTTGTAGATCACCTGTTCCATCTGCTCCTCCAGCCCTCTGGCCATCATTTCACCCTGACGACGCGCGGCATCGTCGCTCATGCCTGGTTGGGCCTGGACTGTGACCGGCGCATGGATGGTGATGCCGCCGCCCCCGCCGCGGCCCGCACCAGCTTCATTCGCATTGCGCAGGTACTGGGTCAGGTCGCGGTTCTGGTTCGGGTTCAGCACCCGCTCGCCGCCATCGAGCAGCCAGGTGCCCTCTCGCGGAATGTTGTCGAGGCCGTTGTGGGCCATACCCATGAGGGATGTGGATGCCACCCCGGCCACCATCGGTGCCGTGGCCATGGCGGCGGCCATCGCCGCACCAGGCGCCAGGGCCGGGCCGACGACAGGGATTGCGGCAGTGGACGCATAGGCAGCAAGCTGCGCTTGAAACGAGGTCGCCTGCGCATTTGCCACCATGCCCATGGCCGCGACCGACTGCGTGCTCTTGCCGACCAGTAATTGGACGGCCTGATATACCAGCCACTGCGCCGCCATGTCTGCCAACGCGCCGACCATCGACTTGGCGAAGCCGCTGACCATGTCCATAAGCGCGTCACCAGCGTCGGCGGAGCCGGTGGCCACATCGCTCATGAACGTGCTGAGCTCGCTCCGAGCACTGCCAAGAATCGAAGTAGTCGCGTCGGCTGCTATGGCTGAGTAGTCCGTCGCGGCATCCGCGAAATCTTCCCAGGCACTGGTAACTCCATCCATCCAGTTGACCCGAGCTTCGTCTACCTGGTTGTAGTAGTCCTGCTGTAGCACCAGCCGCTGCGCAAGGGCTTCGCTCAGCGCCTCGGTTTCCTGCTCGTAAAGCTCGGAACTGATATCGCCGCTGTTGCGCTGGAGCACCAGGTCACGCTGCTGGCGATTGAAATCCTCCTCGATGGCCAAACGCTCTTTTAGTCGCTCCTTGTACTTGTCGCCGCGACCTGCGCCAGCGAGCTCCAAGTCGAATCCATTCTTGGCGCTCAGATAGTCCTCGTTGGAGCTTGATTTGAAGGCCGCGAGCTTTTTGGCGTCTTCCTCGGCGTGCTTGATCTTCTTCAGGGCGTCGAGCTCAGCTGCCAAGCCTTCCAGGCGTGTGCGCTGCTTGTCGTTGATGCCATCAAGCTTGCCGCTCGATACCTCGAATGCCAGCTTCTCAACCTCGGTCGCGTCTTTGCGCTTGTCAGTCGAGGTGTTGATCAGCTCAATCTGGCGCTTGTAGTTCTCTTCCGTTGTTTCGAAAGCCTGGTTGAGCTTCTTGGCCGCAGCCTCGGCAGCCTTGGCAGCTGCCTTCTGTGCATCGGTTTGACCTATAACCCCGGCTTTTCCATTACCGACTGGTACTATTTTGGGCAGTTCGGATGCTGCCTTTCGCGCTTCCTTTACGTACTCGCGAATGACGTCACCAGACCACGGCTTGTTGAACTCATCGGCCAGATCTGCGGCTATCATCCCTGCAGTGCGAGAGTGATCAATTGCGTCAGCCGTCAACTTAGCGGCATTTGCCTTGAAATCCTTCGACATATCGCCAAACGTAACGGCGCCTAGGAGGGTGTTGGCTGTTGCACCAATGCTTTGCAGATAAGCCATTGTCGTGGCAAAGCCACTGGCGATAGTACCGGCAACAATCGTGAAAGCTCGACTTGTGCCATCGGCAAGGCTTGCAGTGACTGCTGTGACTTCAATCAAGTCCTCAGCGAATTCATGCACAACATTTCTCAGGCCGCCAGCCTCTTTGGACGTATCAGCAAGATCCTGGGCCAATTGCGCCAATACTGGCATGAATTCGGCAGCCAGTGCGGTCTTCGCCGAGTTGGCGTACTGACCGATAATAGTCAGTTCAGCGCTAAACTGTTGAGCGGCGCCAATCGTCTGCTCATCCATAATCATGCCGGCAGACTGCGCGGCATCACCAAGCTCTTTGAATTTCTTACCCCCGTCAGCCAAGAGCGGCACCAGGGCTGTAGCCTCGTCAGCGATCGCCTCCATGAAGAAGGTCATTTGTGCTTGGCTAACGTTAGCCTTCTGCAGACTACTGACGTACAGCTGTAGGGCATCCGCGCTGTTCAGCTTGCGAAACTGGTCTGCTGTGACGCCAACTTTCGGTGCTACCGTTTCGAAGAAGTTTTTGAGTTCGCCTCCGCCGGTTGCAAGGAAGTCTCCAACTTTGTCGTTGGTATCCTTGAAGATGTCCGAAAGCTTGTCCTGCTGCACACCTACGGAAGCTGCGGCAGCGGCATAACGCTGGAACTCTGTTGTATTTAGGCCAGCAAGTGCTGACAGATTCGATAGCTCTTTCGCAGCGGCTGCGGAGCTGGTCACCAAGCCAGCCACCACAGCAGGAATGGCAGCGAAAGTAGCACCTACGGCTGTTCCCAGCCGCTCAGCGTGCTTGCGTATCTCTGCCATCTGCTTCTGTGTTTCGCGCCCGGCCTTGTCCATCGGGCCGGTGAAACCGCCAATCCTCGCGATCAGGTCGAGAGTCAATGTGCCAAGAGAACGGCTCGCCATGCTTTCCTCCAGGCGAAAAAAAGCCCGCGTCAGCGGGCTCGTTGCTTGTTTGGCTATCTGTCCTTCAGAACTCTACGCTTTTCTTCGTCGAATTCATCTTGGGTCAAATGACCGCGCTCCTTAAGATCGGCCAGCTGTTCGAGTTTTCGGTAGCTGTCGTTATCTGTAGGTGGCGGGCCCGGATAGTTTGAGGGCTCATCCATGGACCGCCGCCTAATTGCTGACGCCGACCAAATAAGAGCAACGAGCCATCCAATGAATGTCCACCCGAGCATCAGGTTGAGCAAAAAGATCGAAACACGATTCGGGTGCCGCCGGATCCATGCGATGACTGCCGGGGTAAAGTAGATCAGCGCCGCAGTTACAGTCGTGCCTATGCCCATGTAAGTATTCACATCAGCTGCCATGGTTAGCCACCCTCCCTGAAAATTAGGGCAATCTAACATCCGACGGCACAAGGCCATAGGGCTAGGCGTCACACCCATTGCTCCATTGCCTGCTCCAGACTGACCGGCAAGCGATCTTCGTGAGGGGTAAAGTCCGCAGGCGTGAAGGGTTCAGGCCGGCGCTGCGGGTCACGACCCTGGTTCGCGAGGATTGATGCCAATAAAGCCACACCGCGCTCAATCCTCATGCCGAGGTGCAGGGACCCTCGCCGCTCCCTGAACTTGATCCAAGAATGGAACTCCCGCAGGCTCAAGTTTTCTTGCGCTTGCGCGATGGTGCTGCCCCCGACTCCGCAGAGGACAAGCTCATGCCAGAACTCGTCGAGGGCGGTGAGCTCGGCGTCTTTCCCAAGTTGTTGACCTCGTGGATAGCGGTGAGCAGGGCCACGGTGAGGTTGCCGTCAAGCGCGCCCATTCGCTTGGTACTGTCTGGGTCCTTGGCCAACTCTGCGGTGTCTAGTGGTCCATGCGTGATGTCCAAGGCGGTGAACACCGGGTTACCTTCTTCGTCGCAGATGGCGGCAGCGATCCGGCCGGCGATACTGTCCTGCTTGCCGCCGGCGGCGAGCACGTCGCTGACCGCGCTCTGGTAGCCGAGTGGGCGCACAAACACGGTGGCCGTGATCATGTCGTCGCCTTGGCGCCACTGGACTTCCTTCTGAACAGGCCGGCCGGTGAAGGAACCGGCCTGGCGGAGGCTTTCAATGTTGAGCTTCATGGTCTACCTCAGGTCGATTTCTTGATCCAGGCGGAACCGCCCGAGCGCTGGATTGAAACTGCGGTGCTTACTACGGCATTGGCAGCGAAATCGAACGGGAAGTCAGCTACGTACCCCTCGAACACATACCAAGTGCGGCTGGTGGGCAGTTCGAAGTCGTCCTTGTCCGCATTGAGCGTTGGAAGGGCGGTTGGTTTCCCTGCAGCATTCAATGGTCCGTCAGACCAGCCTACAGCCCAGCGCACGGTAGAATCACCGTCAGCCTCAGATAGCTGGTGTAGGCGGATATGGCTCGGGCTGTTGGGATCAGCGTTGATGGTCAGAGATGCCTGTCCAGGGGTTCGAAGACCCGGCTTATAGGACCGCTCCCGCGAACTGAGGCAGGTATCCTCGATTTGCTCTTTTGGGGCGCCGCCCGGGTTGAACGCGGTGGCGCACTCCACCTCCATCACCGTCAGCGGGCCGGTACCGGACACGGGTGGCACCAGTACGAATACCTGGGTGCCTTGGGTCAAAATCGACATGGTGGTCTCCTGTCGGGCAAAAAAATGCCCGCACTTGGCGGGCCTGGATGGCTCAACGGCGGACTATCCAGTCCACGTCGAAGCTGGTTCGGTAATTCTTGGTCGTGGGGTCTCGGCTCTCGCCGCCCCACCGGGTAATGTTGGCCTGCAGCTCGATAGCGTCCCGGATGGCGTCTCGCACGCTCCGGACAGAGGTACCGGTAGTGCCGTAGATATCGACCTGCAGCGTGAAGCCGTCGACATCAGGGCGCCCAGCCAGGTAGTTCTCCGGGTTGCCGTTGATGACCTGCCAGACCACGTAGGGCCTGGCCACCTTGTCCGGCGCCTCACCGAACGAGTACAGGCGCATGTCGGCGCCGGTACCGAGCAGGCCGGTCACCGCAGGGTCGCGGGAGCAGGCCTCGAAAATGGGTGCGCTCATCGGGTTGCTGCCTTCTTCGCGGCGCGCTTGATCGCGCGGTCGATTGCCTTTTCGTACTCGGTCACGAAGGCGTTGGTCACCTCGTTGATGCTGTTGGCCAGGGCCGGGCGCATGAACGGGGCAGCGGCCATCTTCTCGGTACCGAACTCGATCAGGCGCCAGTGCGGCGTCGGCGAGTTCGGGCTGAGATCACCGCCATCCTTGAGAACAGCGCCGTGCAGTACGCCAATCCGGAAGCCCAGGTCGCCGGTGCGTTTGAACAGGCGACCGTTCCAGCGAAGCGCAATGTTGTCGGCAATCGAGCGGCCGGTTGCCTTGTCGTCGATGCGCTCGGCGCCCTCCTTGGCCTTCTGCACGACGATCTGGGCGGCCTTGCGCAACGCCGCCCGGCCGCCCTTGCGCCTGACGTCATAGCTCACCGACTCCAGCTTCCCCAGCAGGCTATCCAACCCAGTGACACTGAATTCGACATCAGCCATCTTTCACCCCCTTCGAGACCAGCAGCGTCAGGTAATCCTGGCCTGACTCGGCATCCTCCAGTGGAGGCCCTTCGATGCTGTACACCTCGCCGCGGTACAGGATGCGCATGGTCGACAGCACGCCAGGACGGTACCGGATCACCATGCGGGCAGTTGCCTCCGACTGATTCGCACGGGCTGCCACCACATCGCGGGTCGACATAGGCTGCACCTGGGCAGGGCAACGCGCCCAGCGCGTCACCCATTCGGTCTCGCCGAACTCGCCGGTCCCCGGGTCGCGGAGTGTCTGCTGCTCCTGGATGTCGATACGGTGCCGGAGCTTGCCGGCCTGCATCACACACCCATCCGGATGCGGTAGGGCATCAGTAGGTGCTGGGACGCCAGAGGCAGCTCAGTGGCGATCGTGCCGGTGACCACCTCCTCGCGGTTGGCGAATAAGTGGCCCAGTTTGAGCAGGCAAGCCGCCTGAATGGCGGGATTCAGCACCATGCCGTAGGCGATGGAATCCGCCAAGTCGTAGGCGTCCGCCAGCGCTTTGCGTGCGTATTCCAGCTGCCGGCAGCGCAGGGTGTGGTCCTGCTCCGCCTCAGCGGCGGCTACCGCGGCTGAGTTGGCTTCCTTGGCTTGCTGCATTGCCGCTGGCACGTCAGCGCGGGCAGCATCAAGCGCCACCTGGTCAAGGTAAAAGCGGCGGTTGAGGAACTGCATGGCCGCCTCCTCCGCCGCATTGAGCTGCGCCTGGACCAACACCTGGTCGTCAGGCTCGGCCAGCAGGTGGTGCATGGCGATGTCGATGGCGATCACGGACATGGATCACTCCTTGGGCTTGGTGGATGCTCCCTTGCCGCCCTTGTTGGTCGGCTCCGGCGCCTTCTTGTTCTCGGGTTCCTGGGCTTGCTTCACGTCGTAATCCTCGATCAGGCCGTTGCGCAGCAAGTCACGAGCGCGCAGCTCGTCGACGGTGATTTCTTGATTGCGCTTGACGTACGCGCCACCGTTGTTGAAACCCTTGATGGTTTTGACTTTGACTTCGGGCATGTGCGGCCACGCCCGGTTTCCCGGGCGCGCTCCTGAGTTGGTTACGGGGTGTCTTCGAATTCGCCGTGCACGAACGACTCTGGGCGATACACCGCCAGCGCCAGACGCTCCTCGGCGCGGATGGTGACCATGTTGGTGCGGAAGTTGTCCCCGTCTTCGGTGGAGACCTCGACAGCCGCTTCCTCTCGGTCGAAGACCTGGGCCGCGATGTTCATCGCGCCGACCAGGAACTCGCCCTCTGGCACCGCATTGCTGTCCACCACCGGCAGCTTCCACAGACGCTGGACGCCGCCCTCTTGGACGTTCACCCAGATGTAGGAGCCGTTGGCGTCCTTGGTCAGCTCGATATCGGCCCAGTCCACCGGGTTCAGCGCGATGGCCGATGCGCGGTACTCGGCTACACGCACCTGAAGGATCGCGCGGCGCAGGGTGTCGATCTTGGTGTCGCCAGTCTTGCGCAGCGCCTCGTTGAAGGCGGTGGCCTGCGGGATGAGGCCCAGCAGGTTCTGGCCGGTACCGTCGCCGGCCAGCAGTTGCTCCTCTTCCTTGTACTTCAGGCCGTAGATCGCGCGGCCGTTGATGTAGCTCTGCAGGAGCGGGATGTCCGACAGCACCTGCTTGGAAGCGCGGAACCAGTGGGCGATGGTGATGACGTTGGTGGTCTTCAGGCCGAAGGACAGATCGGACTGGGCTTTCGCGGCGCCCTCACCCGCCTGGGAAGCGGCCATGTTCTGGAAGCCGGTTTCCTGCACGAACTCAACCGAGCTTGAGCCGGTGCGACCCGGCATGATCAGATCGCGGATGGTGAACTCGCGCTCAGGCCCTACCACGATGCCAGGAACGCGGGTCGGCTGAATGCCAGCGCCTACGCCACCGGTTCCGGTGGTAGCGCTGGTGATGTTGGTAACGGCTTTGCGACCCACGCGAACGATGCCCCGACCGCGAGTTTGCAGAGACTTGAAATCGTCGCATTCGGTCAGTTCCTCGCCAGCCGACTTGAAGTCGACCGGATCGTTGGCAGAGAAGCGGCGGGCCATCTTCTGCTCGATGTCTTGCAGGCGGTCCTGCAGGCCCAGGCCGTCCTTCACCAGTCCATCAAGGATGGTCTTGGTTTCGGTCAGGATAGTGCCGTGCTCCTTGATCTCTTCAGCCGCCTTCTTGGCGAATGCCTTGATCTCCTCGTCACGCTGGTCGAGCAGGTCGTTGACAGCCTTCAGCTGAATCTTGTCGTCGGCGTGCTCTTTGCGCTGGAACTGGCGGTGTTCGGAGCGAGCCTGGTTGCTCATGGCGTTATGCATGGTGAATCCTCAAAACGATGGGAGAGACAGTGCCGGGCGTGATTTCAGCGCCTCGACGATTTCAAGTTCTGCCAGGTCGCCCTCGGACTCGCTCCGGAGCAGGTGCTGCAGCCCGCGGTTGGCAATCACCGCCGACTGGGTTTTCGAGAAGCCTGCCTCGCGCAGGAGCAACTCAAATTCGGGCATCGAAGGCAGGCCGCCATGGGCCAGTTTCGATTTGATGGTGTCGGTACGCGCTTCGTCGTTGGCCGGCACGGTGACGATGGAGATCTCGATTAGGTCCAGCTTCGTCAGCGTGCGGATGCGGGTTTTTTCATCGAAGGTGGATTCGCGAACGTAGTAGCCGATGGACAGGCCGGTGATGGAGCGGGTTTGCATGCCCCGATGGGCGATGCGGGCGTAAGGTGCGTCAGCCAGCCAGAGCTCGCCTTCACCGAACAGGCCACGGTCGTCTTCCTTCAGGCTATCGATGTTCCAGCTGCCGATGGGCTCACCGGTTCGGTGCTGCCAGAGTACGGGGAAGGTGCGGCCCTTGGCCTTGGCCTCGGCAATCGATTCGAGAAATGCACCTGGTGCGACGACCTCGTTGTAGCTGTCGACCACGCCGAACACCGACCCGTAGCCAGAAAAAAGGCCGTCGTCGCCGACAGCCTTTACGTCATAGTCGAAGGAGCGATACTTGACCGCCGCCAGTCGATCCTTTTGTCTCATGGGGTGTTACCTCTTGGCTGGTCGTTGAGCCAGTCGAGCAGCGCCGCCTTGGCCTGGTTGGCGCCGCCGGGGTCTTCGCCCAGCTTGTCGATCGGCAGCATGTTGGATTGCACGGTGAGCTTTGCCGCGTTGCCACCCTCCGGCGGCAAGTTCTCCTTGCGCCGGCAGTCGTCCCGGGTGTAAATCCCGTTCTGGGTCATCGAGCTGTAGAAGGCCGCACGGGCCGCGCTGTCCATGCGAAGCAGCCCTTCCGGGTTGAACTTCACGTAGAAGCGGCGGCGTTCATCAGGACGCAGCAAGCGTCGGTTGGCGCACATTTCAATCCGCTTTATCCAAGGCAGCAGAGTGAAGGACAGGAAGCCGATCATCTGCTGTTCCATGCCGGTACCCCAGCTGGTCGAGTTCTGTGTGTGCCCGACCATCCAGGGCGGTACGCGGAACCAGCGGCAAATTTCCTCGACGTTGAACGCCCTGGTCTGCAGCATCTGGGCATCCTCCGGCGTCATGGATACCTGCTGGTACTTCATGCCCGCCTCAAGAACCATGGTCTTGCCGTGGTTCGTCGCGCCGGAGAACTGCTTGATCATGTCCTCGCGGATGTCCTTGCGTTGTTCCGGCTTGAGGATCTGGTCGGTGGATAGCACTCCGCCCAGCTTCATACCGTTGGCGAACATCTTCGCCGCCGACTCATCAGCGGCCATGGCCGAGCCAAGTACCTGCCGCCCGTAGGCCAGCGGCGACAGGCCGCAAAGCGGGTCCACCCCGAAGGCTCGAACGTGAACCATCTGATCCTCGGTAAGCGCGTGAGGCTTGCCGAAGTTGTCGGTGTAGCGGTACTCGATGGAGCCGTCCGCCAGGCGACGCGGTGGCGACATGTTCTGAGGCAGGAGAAACTCCAAGCTCGTCAGGGTGCGGCCGCTCTGGTGGGGCTCGCAGAATGCGTTCCCTTGCAGGAGCAGGCTGGCCATGACGTTCTCCCAGAACTCCACTGGGGTCTGGTCAGCGTTCGGCTGCTGACTGATGACGAAGTTGACAGGGTGAGAACTGGCCACCACTGGCGCCCCGTTTTTGTCCTCGTACAAGGCGATCGGCAGCGTCGCGATGGTTTCAGCGATCAGCCGCACGCAAGCCCACACAGTCGAGAGCTGGAGCGCCGTTTGCTGGCTGACCACCTTCCCAGATGCCGAATCGGTGCCGTAAAAAGTGTTCCAGAAGGCGGAGTCGGTCAGGCCGATCTTGCGGCCCGCCCAGCCCGCCAGGCTCGATGCCACTCCCGGCTCGGCCGACTTCACCAGGGCCCGGCCGAGGATCTGAGTGAGTGATTTAGCCACCGATCAACCCCTTGCGAATGAAGCCCGCGGCGACCAATAGCGAGCCGGCTGCAGCCAGCAGCGCGTAACCCAGGCCGGCCAGCACGTATACGCCAGCGACGCCCAGCAGCAAGCCGCCGGCGGCAAGCACCAGAAAGATGATCAGGCCAGTTTTCATAGGTAGTCCCGTTAGCCAACCACAATGGGGCTGGCAAGAAAGTCATCGAAGTGGCCGGAGTCATCGATACCGAGCTTGATGGCCACGGCGCAACCGGTGATCAGGCTCACCATGCCGTCGATCTTGTTCTCCGGGCGCTCCTTGTTGGGGTAGATGTTGTCCTTCACGTCCAGCTTCGCCACGACGTTCGAGGCCATCCAGGTCAGTACCGGACAATCGCCGTGGGCGAGCTTGCGTTGCAGCACCAGGGCCTCTACCTCTTTCATGGGCTCGCTCAGGTTCTGCACGGTCTGACGCAGCTCAACCATCGGCAATCCTTCGGCATCCATTTCCTGGGCCAACTGCGTGGCCTGCCACGGGTCGTACGCGTAGGCCCGGATGTCGAATCGACCGGCAAACTCGCGCATGTCCTCCTTGATGACTTCGAAGTCGGTGACCTCGCCGTCAGTCAGAGTCAAAAGTCCGAGTGCATCGAACTCGCGGTACCGTGCCGTATTGCTGTCCAGCTCCTCGAGCACTCGCGCTTCTGGCAGGTAGTACCTCGCATGGATGTGCCAGAACGGATCGTCACCATGAGGCGGAAAGATCAGAAGGTTTGCAGCAATGTCGATCTTGCTCGCCAGGTCGAGACTGCCGTAGCACGGACGGCCCTCCAGTTCTGCAAGGCTCTTCCTGACCGGGGCTTCTTTCCAGCGCAGCATGTTGAGCCAGGCATTCTTGGCGCCTACCCACTCATTCAGGTGCTTGGTGCGGAAGGTGGCCTGCTTGGTTGCCGACTGCATCGCGTCACGCTGGCGGGCCAGCAGGAAGTCCTCGCCGACCGAAATGCCGAAGTTCGGATTCGCCTTGCGCAGCGCGATCTCGCTGGTCCAGTCATCGCCCTGGTCAATGGTGTATAGAGCTGGCCAGAGATCCGGTCGCTCGATGACACCTTCGAGCATTCGCTCGGAGTCGCGGATTAGCTGGTGACACGGCCCGCCGATATTTGAGCCCGCCGTGGTAATTACCAGCATGATGGGCTGATCCCGAGCGCCCATACCTGTTTCCATGGTGTCGTAAAGCGTCGAATCTTGGTGTTCGTGGTACTCGTCCACCACCGAGCAGGACGGCGAAGATCCGTCGCCTGGTTTGCCAATAACGGGCTCGAAGCGTGACCCATCGGCCAGAACGACCATGTTGGATGCGTTCACGTCTACGCTGTAATGCTCTCGCAAATCGTCGGTACGCTCTACCATCTGCTTGGCTGGCCTGAAAACCTCCCAGGCCTGCTTCTCTGTGGTAGCGCCAGAGTAAACCTCGGCACCGAACTCTCCGTCGGCAACGAACATGTAGAGGCCAACACCACCGCCGATGATGGACTTCCCATTCTTCCTGGGCACGAACACCAGGATTGTGCGGTAACGCCGGGTGCCATCCTTCTTGCGTATCCAGCCGAACGGCGTGCACACCGAGAAAAGCTGCCAGGGCTCCAGCTTGATCAGTTGCTTCCTAGCACCCCATTTAGCCTTGGTATGCGGGAGCAACTGCAGGAACTTGGCCACTTTCTCCGCCTTGGCCGGGTCGAACTTGTACGGGAAGTCCTTTCGCTTCGACGCGGCCAGGTCGTCGAGGTGACGCTGGGCCAGCAGCATGATCCATTTGCAAACGAGGATCTTCCCGGCAACGACATCCTTGGCGTACTTTTCGGCCGCCTTCATCAGTGGAAATTTCACCTTGGCCATTACAGCTCCGCGAATGCATTGCCCTTCGGCGCGTCTTTTTTACCCCCGCCCACCTTGGACCGGTCAGCCGGCGTCATGCCGAACTTGCCGAGCATGGCTTCCAGGCGAACCAGCTTGGCGGCAGGGAAATCGATGGGGTCGTTGCGAAACTGGGCCAGCAGGTTGGCGGCCAATTCCAGGCTGAGCCGGTCGGAGTTGGTCAGCACATCCCGCGGGGCGTACTTCGCGATCTCCTTCCAGGCGTGGAGCACTGCTCCATTGATGTGAGCCGGCGGCGCGGTCAGCTCACCCACTGGTTCGGCATCCTCGCGGCGTCGCTGGGGGTCTTTCTTGTACGCGCCGGTCAGCTCAAGCACGTTGGTCGGCTTGCGCGGTCGGGCCATTTTGAAAACCTGAATTTTGCGGAAGTGGAAAAAAAGCTGAGGGCGCGGTGTCCGAGCGGAAAGGCCTGAACTTTAGGTCCTCCCCCTCCCCATAGACGAGATTCCGTCTCATTTGCGCCGATTTCGATCATTTTTTGATCGCCTTCGACTCCCGTTGCGTCTTCGCCTTGTGGCAGTCGCGGTTGATAGCCCTAAGGTTGCCGTCATCGTCGGTACCGCCGTGGGCCAGGGCCACGATGTGGTCAACCTCATGGGCTTCGCGGATTCGACCTAGCTGGGTGCAGTCATCGCACCGGCAGAGGTACTGGTCTCGCTTCAGAATTCGCTCACGCTTGCGGCGCCAGGGGCGACCACCACGGCCCGACCCCTTACGTGTCGCCCAGGCCTTGGCCTGTTCGGCAGCCAGCTCTGCATGACAATCGCAGTAGCCATTGGCGTTGCGGTGCAACGATCGGCAGCCCTGCGCCCGACATGGGCGTTGCGGCCTCAACGGCACGGCGAACCGTCCAAGTAGTTCTGCGGCTCGGCGTCTGGGTCTACATCTGCGCCGTCAGCCAGTGCCTCGATCAGTGCCAGGTTCTGGGTTGCGATCTGCTCGAGCAGTGCGGTCTGCTTCTGCTGCTCGGCCAACAGGTCGCTCACGCTTGGTTGCAGTTGGGCAGTGATGCCCGCCTCAAGCACGACCAGCTCACACTGGAGTCGATCAGCCGTCCCCGCCAGGTGCTGAGTCAGCCGCTCGCGCTGCTCCGCCTTGATTGGGAATGGAACGCTGATCACCAGCAGGTCGCCCTTCTTCGGGCTGAGGTTCTCGATCTGGTGTGAGAAGGTTTCTTGCTCGCTCATATGCCACCTTGGTCCATTTATTTATCCACTCGCGCCGGGCGGCGCATCCACTGCAGGACATCACATGCCACGGCGGGTCAGACCGTAGACCCCCAGGGCGCCTGCGATTTTCTCGCCTTCCACCTGGCTGATGGTGTTGACGACCTCGACGCAAGCAGCGGTGTTGGGCTCCATGCGAATGGTGATGGAAGTGATCTTCGATGCGTCCAGGCCAAGCACCTGGCAGACAGCCTGGCCAAGCTCTTGGCCAAGGATCAGGGGTTTCTTTTCCATGCGGGTTCCTCGCGCCACGAAACGGCGCATCTCGATTTCGTGGCGCGGATCATTCAACCCGCACGATCTTGGCCACGTTCCCCTTGGCCCGGCACACCAGCATGGCGGCGAGTAGGTAGAACGCAGTGTTGAACCAGGACACGTCAGCGAACTCATCGTGAAGCAATATCCGACCGATGAGGCTGACGCACTGCATGCCGGTAACCGCACATGCGGCCCAAGCCATGAGGGAGACGCCCAGCTTGTAGCGGGCATCGGGATACGGCCGGTAGCGCAGCCCGATCATCACGAAGATGACGGCGCACAGCGCGGCCTGGATAACGGCAGCCATTCAACCCTCCTTCCTGGCCCGGAGACGGAAGAACCAGGCCCACCACCGAGGCGGCTGGCCGGTCTGCATCCACTCGATCAGGCCAGAGAACGTGATCACGCATAGAGCGCCACACACGAAGGCGCTGAACCCGGCGGTCTTGGTCCATGCCCAGCCCATCAACTCGGCAGCACCGAAGTACCCACCGATCCAGCCAGTCAGCAGGTAGCCGATCCGGCGCCAGGTGCTCATGTCCTTGGCGAATACTACGTAGAAGAAAGCCCCGCCGAAGGAGCCGACCAATGTGGCCAGGTCCAACTGCGGGAAGGCAGCACCCAGGCTGACGCTGGCAAGTAGGCCGGTCACTGCGAGGGCGCCGGTACTTGGTTCGGCCATAGGTGATGCTCCACAAAAAAGAAACCCGCCGAAGCGGGTGGGCGGTGTCAGCCGCGGTGCAACATTCCTCGATGCAACATTCCGCCTGGCTTGAGCTCGTCGCGTATCACCTGGGTCACCTTCTCATGCAGGCTTGAGCCCAGAGCTGACTCATTGATCAGGCCTGATATGTATTCCATCATCCCGCCTGCCGTAAGCGCCTTGCCGTACTCGCTTTCACCCACACCGACACCGAGCCCAGCAGCGTAATACCGACCCTTTTCGTCAACTTCGATCCGGACCTTGAGCTCGACTGGATTGAGCGTGGCGCTTTTGATCGTCGCGTCGGGAATGAACACCTGGCCATCGATAACAACGAATGGGCTGCCAGGGTCTTCTACGCGCTTAACGACCTCAAGCTGGCCAGCTTCGGCCTGACGCAGAACAGTTTGGGCCGCACGGATCTGCCGGGCCGTTTCGCCATGGAAGACGAACTTGCCCATACGCAGAAGCTCCACCGCTTCCCCTGGCTTGACGTGCACCTCAGCAGACCCTTCGCTGTACTTGCGGGATGTCAAAGTACAGGTGGCGCTGGTATCAGCTACGGCAGCCAGGCCGCACTGCACTGAGCCGATTCGCTGACCCAATGCCATGTCAGCATCCGCTCGGCAGCGGGCATTCTCTGCCGCCTGGCGGGCGAGCTTCTCGCCGGTGATGTAGCCGTCTCGGTCAGGGGACGCTCGGGTGTTGGCCTGGTCGCTTACTCGGCTGGTCAGGCGCGACACAGCACTACCCTGGGCGGTCACCGTTCCCCCACAGGCCGTGACGCGGCTGGCCTGATCTGCAACAGAGTCCCGAATGGACTGCTCCGCTTGATCGTTGGTCTGTCCAGGCCCGGCGGTAGTGATCATCCTCACGTCGGCATGAATGCGGCGGTTACCATCATTCAGCTCAAGCCGGATGTCGTCGTGGATCTTCCAGCCGGATACCCCCGGCACATAGTCGGCGCTTTGCATTCGATGACTCCAAAAATGACAAAGCCCCGGCCGATGCCGAGGCTTGGAATGGGTGCGGAGGGCCGGTGCTAGCCCGGCTTGGTGGTCTGGATCGATGGGTCACGTACCCCAGACTCTCATCGCGTAGCCGATCAGGGAGCGCACGGCTTTAATCGACGCCACTACCGACTTAGCCCAGCTGCCTGGGCACGTCATCGGCATAAACGGAAAAATCCAGCGAAGACTGGAGAGAGATCAATTGGGAATTTCAAGCTCAATAAAAACCCGGCTTCTGGGCCGGGTTTTTACATCATTCTTAGCGGGATGCGACGAGATGGGGGCCGTCAGGGGAAATCAGCTGAATGGTTCCTTCGGCTTTCGCCTTTGCATATGCTCGTGCTGCCTGTGCCAGTTTTTCACGCTTCAGCTCCTGCAGCTCGCTCAAAACTGATTTCGATTTGGTTTCGCAGTAGCGCATAACCCTGCCCTCCCAGGCAGCTTTTAGGTTCGTAACCAAGGCCTGTCACCCTGGTATGATGTGTTTGGAGCAGACGCTGGTAGTAAAGGTTCAACCCCGGCTTACTATCCAGAGCCATTGCGACAAAGCCTTCGCAATCCACATTGGTGCCAAACTGCATGATGCACTCGACCAATCCTTCACCAAGCGTAGCTAAGCTTCGGCGATTGAGCGGTGGCAATCCGTAATCTTTTGGCGTCGCAAAACGCACGCCATTGTCGAAGTCCAACCCTAGAGCGAACTTGACTTCGAACATGTTCGGAGGGAGAGGCCCAAGCTCAGCCTCAATCCGCTCACGTGTCTCGGTGGCTTCAGCCTCGAGGGGCACGAACAAAATCCTGTACGCCACAGTGTTCACGAAAAAACGCTGTACGTAGAACTCATCACCAAGAACCCCGCCCAGATTAGCCGGGATCTTCTCCAAGACATCAATACGCAGCTGATCCATGCCGGAAGCCTATCCACCTACCACACCAAACGAGAGCAGGTGGCGCACACCATCGCTGCGATTTTGTTAATCATATTTGATCAACGCCTGGCAAAGCAATGGCCAAACACTATCATCGAACAAAAACCCCGGCGCAATGGTCGGGGTCTCTGTGTCGCGTTGTTGCAAGCTGGACACGCTGCTATGAAAACAGGTGTTTATCCGCCCGCATAGAACTTTTTACGCAGCCTCTCGAATTTCTTCGAGCGCGCAATCGATCCATGCCACGCCAGCCTTGATAATCTCCCTTGCCTTTCGCTCGGACATGCCCGCCTCCCTTCCGACCCGCATAGCTGGGTGCTTTGAGCCGTAGTAGGCCCACACAAAGTCACCCATCTGCTGGTTGCGCTTTGTCAGCCTGGCCACGGCGCCATCGATGATCAGCGCCAGATCGTCGGTGATGACGTGCTGCCGAATACCGCCCTCGCTGGGCACGTTGTCGCGCATAAGCGCGTATAGCGGTGACACGTAGCGAGGTACCCCCATCTCGCACATCCGCCACCAACCCCATTGCTCGAGCATGTATTCGGTGTCACCGAGGGCCTTGTCCACGTAGGTTCGTTTCTTCATGCAGCCCTCCGGGGCGTAGGGTCGGTGTCTAGCCCGAACAGCTCGCACAGCAGCTTGTAGGCGTGTTTGTTCTTGGCGCCACCCTGGATGATCCAGGCCTTTGCGAACTGCTCGAATCCGTGGTTGGAGCGCGAGCCGAGCCAGTCCACCACGATATCCATCAAGGCAGCCGCGCCAATGCGGCCATTGGGCTGGTCAAGCATCATCCGGTTGCCTTTCTTCAGGAACTCTCGCTCGACCGGTGTGAGGATCTTTTGCGGTGCGACCGCGGTTACCTTGCTCATCGAATTGCCTCCAGATCCTCGTCCACCACCCGCACGCACTCGTCGTACAGTTCCTTTGATACCCGGGCGTTCAGTTCGCGCAGAATGGCCTTGTCCCGGCCCTGCCAAACTGGGCAGTTGCGGCGCTCCTCCAGGCGCAGCGCCCGCATGTGCTGCACCAGACGCTGCCGGTCGCGGTTGATGTGCTTGAGCGCGGCCTTGGCCCGGTGGTACCAGTCAGGGTTGGCGTACTTGCCTTCGGCTACCGCCCTGCCCTTGGCCTGGCCGATCTGGCACTCAAGGCGGATGGCATCACGGCATAACGTCTCCTCGAGCACCTCGCACTGGGCCAGGGTGGCGGGCAGCTCAATTGGCCCGCGTGGGCCGGTGGCCGGTTCAGGGATGTTGCCACTGGCAATGGGCCGCTCAGCGCCAGCACGCTTGGTGACAGTCACCGATACGACCGGGTTTGCTTGCTTACGGCCTGGCCAAAAATTAGAAAGTTGCATGGTGCTTGCTCCCCTTGTGTCGTTGGGCGTAGCTGCCCCGTCCCATTTCGACTTCATCGTCACTCGGCATAGGGCCGTCGTAGTTGGCGAACCGGCTGTACTGGCCTTCTTGCTGCAAGACACAGCTGCCTACCTTGGCGTGGCGGCATTTGGTCATCAGGATCTCCGTCAGGCCGTTCTTGCCGTGCTCGGTGTCCATGTCGCGGTGGACCATCAGGATGCAGCTGGCGTCGGCCTCGATCTCGCCAGAGTCGCGCAGGTCACTGGACTGGGGCTTCTTCCCCGGGCGCTTGGTCGAGTCGCGGTTGAGCTGGGCGATCTCGATCACAGGGATGTTCATCTCCTTCGCCAGCTGCAGCAGGGCCTTGCTGACCTTGCCGACTTCCTCGCTTCGGCTTCGTCCAGGGCGCTCGCTGCGGATCAGCCCGAGGTAATCGACCACAATCCCCGCGAGACCGTGTTCGCGCTCGCAGCGCCTGGCCGTGGCCCGGATGGTCGCCGGGGTTTGGACAGGGTCATCACACACGAACAAGGGTGCGTTCAGCGCGATTGCTACGGAGCCGGTGAGCTTTGCCCAGTCCTCGTCCTGCATGCGTTCCGGCTCGTCCAGCCTGGCCAAATTGATACCGCCCAAGGACGCAATTGCGCGCAGGCCCAGCTCTTCTCCGGGCATCTCGATGGAGAACACCAGCCAAGGTTTCTGCTCTTTCACAGCGTTGTGCTGTGCAATCTGCAGGGCCAGCGTGGTCTTACCGCTGGCAGGCAGACCGGCAATGACGGTGACCTTTTTGGGTCGAATACCGCGCACCACTTTGTCCAGGCTCTCCAGTCCAGTGGTCGGCCACTTTGGTGCCAACCCCTGATGCTTCTGGTCAACCATCTCCGCCGCGTCACCCATCCACTGATCCAGACGCTTGAACTCCTTGTGCTCGCCGTCAAGGTTTCGCAAATCAGCCATGGCCTGCTGGGCGGCAGCGATTACGTCCGCGGTCGGCTCGCCAGCGCTTACCATCTCCACCGCGGTATCACGCACCGCCAGGATTCGGCGAAGGACGCTCCAGTCCTTGACGTGCTTGACGTAGGTCTTCCAGCTGGCCAGCGACGGTGTGTTCTTCGTCAGGTCGGCGGCATAAGCCAGTGTGTTGTAGCCGCTCGGCAATCGACGTTGCACCGCGTCAACGGTTACCGGGTCGATGGGCATGCTGCGGTCCTTGCAGTCGGTCATGGCCTCGAACATCGCGGCATGGTCGGGATGATGGAAGTCAACAGAGGCGAGCTGGCTCATGATGTCCTCAACCAGGCCGGCATCCTGCTGCAGGCTGGCCAGCATGATCGAGCCCAGTACGCCCTGCTCAGCGGGGATGCTGTAGAACTCGGTCATGCCACAGCCCTCATCGATGACCAGGTGAAGCCCACAGCCTTACCACCGCCTTGGCGCAGGCGGTCGATCGCGCGCTCGCCGATGAATTTCGTCAGACCGGCAGTGTCGAGGTTGCTCACCAGAATCGTCGGCAGCACGGCCTGGTAACGCTTATCGACAACGCTGTGCAGCAGCCCCAGCTCGTACTCGGACCCCTTCTGCGCCCCCACCTCGTCGATCACTAGGAGATCCAGGCCGCCCAGGTGCATCACCACATCGCGGTCGGTGTAGCCAGAGGCCGGCACCATCGAAGCGCGCGCAATGGCGATGATGTCGCCGGCGGGGATGATCAGCGCCCCGGCGCCGTCGGCAACCACAGTCCGCACAATGGCGGTGGCCAAGTGGGTTTTGCCGGTGCCGACATTTCCGGTCAGGATTAGCGGCCGCCCTGCCCGGTAGTTCTCGCGGAACTGCTCGGCATAGCCGCGGCACTCAGCCAGAGCTTTCTGCTGCTGGACGGTGTCCGCACGGTAGCTGTCGAACGTGCAGCCAGCGAACCGAGGTGTGATGCCGGCAGTAATCAGGGCGTTAGTCGCGCGCTCGGCCTTGCGCTGGGCCTGGGCCTGGACTTCCGCCTCTGAGCCACGCGGTGCCATGTGCAGCGCTTCCCATGCGCACCGTTTGCAGCCCCGCGCCAGCATCGATCCGTCCAGTTGCTCAATTTCGCTCATGTCGACAGAGCCGTGCGTTGGGCACTGACCGGCATACACGCGCATGGCCGGCCGGCGGTGGAACAGATCAGAAATTCGCTCGACCATCTTGGGCCTCCTGGTACATATCCGGGGTGTGCTGTGGCAGATCATTGAACGACGCTGGGCGGGCGCTGGCGGACGGCAGAACATCAAACCATCGCTCGCCATTGATCCAGGTGGCGGCGTTCGGGACGAACTGACCACCGTTCTTGGTCCAGTCAGCGGATACGCAGTGATTGGCCAAGGCGGCGATCATGACGCTCTGCAGGTAAGTATCAGGGTTCAGCTTGTTCCAGGCCTTGAGGGCGTCCTTGCGGCTTTTCTTCTTCGGGTACAGCTTCCAAAATTGCTCGAATGCAGCGTCGGCTTCCTTCCCCGATGCACGAGTGTTTTTAACCCTCGTTGTATTACTCATAGGTGTATTACTCCCCTGCGTGTTTTCCGAAGGGGGTTCATCGCCTTTTCCGAAGGGGTTCAAAGCGTTTTCCGAAGGGGTCTTCGGTTTATCGAAGGGGTGGCACAGACGAATACGACGCTCGATTACGCGCTTGCCTTCACGAATATGCTCAACACTGATCAGGCCTCGCTCTGCCAGCCCGCTGATGATCTCGGAAACCCGGGAAATCGAAAGGCCGAAGAACTCGGCGAAGCGTGCGTTGGTAGCAAAGCAGCCCCGCGCGTCATCCTCTAGGCTGCTGATTTCAACCAGCATCACCTTTTCGTTAGTCGAGAGTGATCGATCCAGCCACAGAGAGGCTGGAATCCACACGCCCTGGAACTTGCGTTGTGTGTTCACAGATCAAGCTCCTGTGTGACACGGCGCACGAAGCCGTCGTAGGTTTCGCTCATGGTGAAGCCCTTGTCTTCCATTGCTTGGCGCCCGGCCTTGGCCAGTTCGTAAAGCGTCCACCGCTCGCGCTCTGGAAAGCCCTCGAATTGGCTGTAGGTCGGCCAGGGGCCGGTGATGATCGTTGCGCCAGCGCGCTGCTGGAGCGCCTGGGGGGGGGTAGACGGCCTGGTCATTGCAGAGTCTCCCCGTGGATCGTGGTGCGACGGACCGCTCTCAGCGGTGGCCGCTTGCCCATCTCAGCATCCGGCACGGCGAAGCTGGCACCAGTCAGGATCATCAGTCGGCGCACTACCGTATCGAGCTTTCGCTTGACACTGGAGCGGGCCTGTTTGGCTTTCAGCAAGCGCTCGTAGGCGTCCGCTGTATACGCAACAACACCTGCGTAACGTGGGTCTTCGGGGCGGATGCCACGGAAGTTCGGCTCAATCTCCCCATGCGCGCGGAAATAGCAGGCGTATTCATTGTTCAGGTCATAGCGACGACGTTGCACGACTAGACCGGCCTGGTGGTGCCTAATCGACAGCTCGATGATCAGCGCTTCAAGCTGCTTTTTGGTAGGTTTCTTCATGGCTGATGCCTCGGGCGAATCTTGAACCGTCCCTGGGGGATTTCGGGATGAGTGGCGCGCTCGGCCGTCTCGAAGGTGCATTCGGTTGCAAACCGGTCGAAGCGCTGGGTGACAGCTGGCTTGGGCCAGATGGCGAATGGCTGCCCACCCTCGTCGGCGTGCCGGCTACGAACGAAGGCGTACGGCAATGGCGCACCGGTCAACTCGCGCATGACCGAGTTCACCACCCAGGCCGGCAGGCCATGGCGGCGATTGATGCGGTCCCGGATCGTGGTGATGGTCTCGAAGCCGCTAGGCACCGAATCGAGGTAACGGACCTGCTCCAGCCTGGTGGTGCGGTCCTCGACGCGCTCCAGCGCCACCTGCTGGGCGGCCTGCTGGCGCTCGATGGCCACCAACTGGTTCGCGCTGGCGGCAATCAGCTCGGCCTGGGTCATGGGGCGCTGCGCCATCTGCTCAAGTTCGTTAAGTTTTTCCGCGACGCGACGGCGGACGGCTTTCGACTCACGCATCCCAACCAGAAGGCACTGGTCTCGATTCAGGTCGTAACAGTCCATCAGCGCCCCGCTTTGGGGGTGTGCAATCTTTCTGCACACCCCAAGCTCACCTTCAAGCTCGTCCTCAATCTTGGCAATCAGCTGATCGTTGCGGATCCTCGGCTCGCCGGCCTGCTCACGCGCATCGTTGATCAGGTCGCGTAGCTGCGTGCTGGGCATGGTGCGGCAATTGGTGGTGATCAAGCTCATGCCGCACCTCCCGCGCCACGTTTTGCAGGATTGGTTTTTTGTGGCGCGCGGCCTGGGGTTTGAAGGTTGCTTTCAGCATCATTGATCAGCTTTTCAAGATGCTCCCCATGCCCCTGAAGCTCACTCCCGGCCAAGCGCAGACCTACCAGCAGACCACCCAAGACATAGCCGTCCAAGGCCTGCTGACAGAGGTACGGGTCGTTGTTGCCAACAGTCGCGATGAACCTGCCCAAGGCGTCAACGAAGTAACCCAGGTTACCCACCGCCTCGGCTGTATCTTTGAGGCTATCAACAGCGATAGCTGGCCCGTTCATGGCTTCACCTCATGACGCTTAAGCGCGTACTGAGCGCTTCGGGTGATGGTCGTTGCGATGTCGGCCAACAGGCTCAGTGCGCGTAACTCATTGAGATAAACGTCTTCCCCGTAGTTGACGCAGAAAGCCAGGCGTTCAGTGAGCTGGTGAAGCCCCTCGCTGACGTCCGCTGCGTACTGCAGGCCGACCTGCATGGAGACGTTTTCGTTGATGCGGAACAGATCGGGATCACCCATGTTGGGCTGGCCGAACTCCATCTGATTGAGGTTTGGCAGTTGCGCGGGTGATGGCGCGGTGGTATTTTCGTTTTGCATCGTTTTGTCCTTCTGCAGACAAAGTGGTACCAAAGCCACCCGTTGGCCCGGGTAGCAACTAAGAAGCTCAGCTAAGGCTGGGCTTTTTTGTGGGCGGTCGAAAAAGTCAGCCGCTCAGCAAAAAGAGGGATTGAGAGGCCTTCATGGGGAGGCCTGCGCGGTACTGGATGGGTGAACAGCCACCCCAGTGGAGCTGCGCAGATTGGAGGTTGGGGGTATCGTTTGCGTCAAGGTCGGCGGAGCCTCATTGCCGGCAGTTGCACAACGGTTGAGGATCCGGAACTCAATGACCTCGATGCGTCCATCCTCGAAAACGCGGACACGAATATCGCGAGACGATTTAGCCATCTGCGAAATCGCGCTTTGGGTAACGCCAACGGCCTTGGCGAGCTGCGGCTGGGTGCCTTTGCACCGAAGGAAGTCAGCCAGCTTAATTTCTTTCATGATGACTTCTCGATCAGGAACTCATCCAAATATTAGCCACGCTTTATTTTCGCCGCAAGCGTTGATTAGCAAGGCTGGTTGCAAGATATAAGCTCTGCTAATAGGGTTCGCACATGATAACCAGACACAGACGCGCACTTACGCCTGAAGAGATTGCCGAGAGCGCAAGGCTCAAGGACATCTATAACAAGCGAAAATCAGAGGCCCGCAGCAGAGGGATCACTCTTACTCAGACAGAGATCGGGGAGCGGTGTGAGTGGAAATCCCCACAGAGCACTGTTAACCAATATATGACTGGTAAGCTTGCTCTGAATCTGGATGCTCTCATGCGGCTATCCAAAGCTTTGGATTTCGCGCCAGAAGATGTTAGCCCCAGGCTCGCCCAGAGTGTTCAGCATCTCACCTACCCGTCCATTCAAGCTGGCAACGTCGAGCCAGGCCCTCCAATCACAACCGCACCTCGAAGGATCGAAATCGTGGGTACCGCCCAGCTTGGGAATGATGGCTATTGGGTGGGCTTGGATAACTCAGACGGATGGGTAGAAACTTGGTCCAGGGATGAGGATGCCTATGCGTTGCGACTGAAGGGCGATTCAATGGCCCCAGCTATCCGTAGTGGGTGGGTCGCGGTGTGCGAGCCTAATCATCGGCTCGTTCCAGGGGAGTATGTGATGGTGACCACTTCCGACGGGCAGAGCATGGTCAAGGAGCTTCTCTTCGAAAGCGAGGATGGAGTCAGTGTGATGTCCGTGAACTCGGCATACGAACGCCGAACCATAGACTGGTCAGACATAGACAAAATCCACTACGTCGGGAACATATTGGCACCAAGCAAGATTCTCAGCAGGATCTAGGCAGATCGCCTCATCACGAACCCGCCATCCGGCGGGTTTTTTGCAACCATCAGAAAATAAATTAGCTGCGCTGTTGACATAAAAATAAAGCACAGCTAATTTTACTGACACCAACACACAGCACGGAGCACCACCATGACCGCAGCAGCAGCCACAACCATCACCGCCGGATCCTGGCAAGGCTTTCTCGGACGCGGCCTGGCTGAGCGCGAGCTGCAATGTGTGCTTGGGGTGGCTCAGGGCCAGAGCAGCAAGGAGCTTGGTCGTGACCTGGGCATCGCTGCTGACACTGTGAAAAAAAGGGTCGCGTCGGCGATGTTCAAGCTGCAGGTTAACCGCCGGGCGGCGCTGGTCGGCGAGGCAATGAGGCGTGGACTGATCTCGCCTGCCGCGATCCTGGCTGCGATCTTGGCAGTTCACGGCGTGATGAGTGATGACCAGTTCCTGCGGGTCCGCCGGAGTGGTGGCAGCAGCGAACGGAAGGTCGAGCTTCGCGTTGCGGCGCGACGGGTTGAGCAGCAACTGATGGCGTAAGCAGCGGCGAGCGCCTTCGATGAGGGGGTTGTCCGGTGCTGAGGCACCATTTGGCAGGACGCGGTTTGGCACGCCCCGGCTTGGCATGGATAGGTTGGGCCTGGCACGGCAAGGGCTGTTTACAGCGGTCTGCCCTTTCGATGAGAGGGCTTTCCGGTGGCGATAGCTGCCACGCGGCACGGCAACGCAAGCTCCGGCCCGGTTAGGCGAGGTGCGGCGGGCTTTGGCATGGGCTGTAATCAGCGGCCTGCGCTTCTTCGGGAGCGTAGTCCGGTGGCGATAGCTACCACTCGGTTTGGCTGGGCCAGGCACGGCTCGGCGAGGTTTGGCTAGGCATGGCGCGCTAGGGCAAGGGCTGATTTCTCAGCGTACAGCACATCTGCGGGTGTGTTGTGCGGTGTGAAAACACCATGAGGCATGGCTGGTTTCGGTAGGGCTGGGCCGGGTGCGGCATGGTTCGGTCTGGTGCGGCAGGGGCTGTTGGTCAGCGTAATGGCCATTCGTTGAGTGGTCATTGCGGTGCGAAGGCACCGTGCGGCACGGCATGGCTTTGTATGGCTGGGTTCGGCTCGGCATGGCCTGGCAAGGCTCGGCAAGGGCGGTAACCCGCACGGGGTCACCAGCGTAACTGGTGACAACCTCAAAGCAACTTCCCGAGAGGTTGTTTTGAAGTTCCAAAACGCAAAGCACCGTGCATCGCATCTGGCGAATAGGCACACGCAGCTATTAATTGGAGATCCACATGCAAACTCTGAAAGTTAAAATCGTAGGCACCCGTCCGCTTCTCGTTCACGCCGACGTGTTCGCCGATCCGCTGAACAAGTTGACCAAAGCGCATAAGCAACTGACTTCGAAGCGCAAAAAGTCTGACGAGGATCACGAACTTATCGCCCGCAGCGAATGGCGAGGTGGCTTGTACTTCTCCGAAGATGTTGGCCCATACTTGCCTGGCATTAACATCGAATCTGCCCTCGTCGCCGGCGGCAAACTTTCTAAGATGGGCACCCAGCTCAAGCGCTCTGTCGAGATCATGGACACTCGCTGCCCGATCATCTACGAAGGCCCGCGCAGCGTTGAAGGCCTGTGGGATGAGCAGTTCTACGACGCTCGCTCGGTCAAGGTCGGCACCGCCAGGATCACAAGGTACCGCCCCCTCTTCCGCTCCTGGGCGGTGGTCTGCGAGATCGCCTACGATCAAGAATCCATCGACCGCGACCAGGTGTTGAAGTGCCTGGAGGATGCCGGACAGTACTGCGGTGTCGGCGACTACCGCCCCAAATTCGGCCGCTTCGCCGTAGAGGTGCTGTAATGGCTGTCGTGCCGCTCAAGCCGAACACTTGGAGCCTGGAGAAGGCGATCGAGCAGTTCAAGGCTGACAAGTTCGAAGACGGCCAGCTCATCAGTCACGCCTGGCTGGAGTGGGCGCTCAACCTGCCGAAGCCGAACAGCGCGAAGGAAATGGTCAACTGCCAGTTCATTATTTTGGATCGGGTCGAGCAGTTCAAAGAAGCCTTGCTGACCCAGCACCAGATCTACATCGTCAGTGTGCGCGGCAAGGGATATCGAATTGTTCCGCCAAGCGACCAGGCATTTATCGCAGTCGACAATGCGATGCAGGGAGTTCGCCGCGAGTTTAGTAAGTGCGAGAAAGTGATGAAAAATACTCGTCTCGGTGAACTTGATGCTGATCAAATCAAGCGGCACACGGATGCGCAGTTGAAAGTATCTGCAATCGCCGGGATGGTCGGCAAAGGAAAGCGTGACGTATTCAGCCTGTTCAAGGCGTAACTTCCGCTCTGTAACATCCGGAACTTTATTCGAAAGCCAAGTTACTCGGCGGGTACTCTCTCGCCTGAAATAAGGAGATTCACCAATGCTCATGCTCAGTCGCAACATCGGCAAGGCCGTCATCATCGGCGGCAACATTCGCGTCACTGTGGTCCAGGTGAACGGCTGCCAAGTCCGCCTTGGAATCGAGGCTCCGCGCGGCGTGGTGGTTGATCGCGAGGAGATTCACCAGCGCCGTGTCGCCGAAGGCACTGCACAGGAGGCGCCAGCGTTCGACATCGACGAACACGTCCGCATGGCTGCCGACGCGCGCCGGTACCGCTTGCTCCGTGACCGTGAGCGCATCGAAGACCCGGATGTAGACCTTCTGGTGGTGCGTGGCGATAACTGGCTATCCGGCGAAGAGCTGGACCAGGAGATTGACACAGGCCTGCGCCTGCAAGCCATGCAGCAGCAGGTGGTGCAGGAGCAGCAGTCATGACCCAGGCCGGCCTGCTCCTGCTGCTGTGGGATGCCCTGCAGCAGCGCCATACCACATTTGGCCAGGTGCTCGACCTGGCTGCCGCCTGCGGCCTGGACGGACGCCGGGTGCTGGCTGATCACTTCCGGAGGCTGCCATGAACAAGCGCCGTTCCATCAACCCCGCCGCCCTCCCCGCCGTGGGCCAGCCCCTGGGTGGTGGCTTTTTCGCCGGCCGGATCTTCTTCGATGGCGCCGAACATGCGGTGATCGATGCAGGCCGGGATTTCGAGGTGGCCGCCCACTGGTGGCAGGAGGAAGGCCCACGCCCACGCATCCGAGCCGCAACATCCCGCTTCGACGGAATGGCCAACACCCAGGCCATGGCCGCTGAGGGCAGCGCCATCGCCCGCAAGGTGCTGGGAATGAACATTCGTGGTACGTGGGGCTGGCACATCCCGTCGATTGAGGAGCTGCAGGTGCTGCGCTGCAACCTGCTGCAACTGCCGGACTGGGGCCACGATGGTTTGTACACGGTCAGGGATGCGGTCCAGGCGTTTGGCCTGGCCGAGTACTGGAGCAGCAGCCAAAAGTCGAACGCAGCGACTGCCTGGTGCCTGCACATGCTGCCTTGGTGCGTGCCCGATACGAACTGGGTGAGCAAGTGCAAGGGCATCCGCCCGGTGCGCACCCTGTTGATCAGTCATGAGTCGTTCGTGCACGCGCCATCGACCGACACGCCACTCACCGAGGCGGACCTGCGCGGCCTAGCCAACCAGCAGGCCGTGGCCACCGTGCTCGAGCGGTTCGTGAATGAGAACACAGGTAAGTTCTACGGGCGCGCCGAGGCGCTGGTGGCTGAGCTGGCTGCGCTGGCTGTGCCCGCCGTGACAGACCGCCGTGACAACCCGAACCTGACGCATCAGGTGGAGTAGATCTATGCGCTACATGACCGTCAGAAAATTCGCCAGCGAGTCTGGCTACACCGAGGACGCGATCCGCTCAAAGATCCGCGACGGCATCTGGCGGCTTGGTGAGATTTGGCTGAAAGCTCCGGATGGCCGGACGCTCATTGACATGGAAGGATATGAATCATGGGTAGAGGCGGGAGCGGGGTCAGGGCAGTCTCAGACTCGAGCATCGAGATCACGTTCATGTACCGGGGTGTTCGGTGCCGCGAGCGCGTCGCGCTCAAGCCCACCGCCACTAATCTGAAGAAGGCCCAGCAGCACAAGGCAGCGATCGAGCACGCGATTGCTCAGGGTACGTTCGACTATGCCGTCACGTTCCCAGGCTCTCCACGGGCGGCCAAGTTCGCTCCGGAAACAAGCCAGGAGACCGTAGGCGGATTTTTAACCAGGTGGCTGGCCGCGAAGCAGAAGCACATCTCCAGCAGCACCTTTGTGGGGTACAGGAAGATTGTCGAGTTGAGGCTGGTGCCTGCTCTCGGCCATCACCTAGTCATCGAGTTCAAGCGCAAGACGGTTCGTGACTGGCTGGACGGCCTGCAGGTGAGCAACAAGACACTGAGCAACATCCAGAGCTGCCTCCGGTCTGCGCTCAACGACGCTGTCGACGAGGACCTTTTGGATATCAACCCACTGGCCGGATGGACGTACGCCAGGAAGGAAGCGCCGCCGAAGGACGACGATGTCGACCCGTTCTCGCCTGAGGAACAGCAGGCGATTCTGGCGGCGTTGACCGGCCAGGCGCGCAACATGGTTCAGTTCGCGCTGTGGACCGGCCTGCGTACAAGCGAGCTGGTGGCACTGGACTGGGGCGATGTGGACTGGGTACGGGGTGAGGTGATGATAAGCCGGGCGATGACCCAGGCTGCAGGTGGGGCGGCAGAGACAACCAAAACAGCAGCAGGACGACGCTCTGTGAAGCTGCTGCGACCTGCCCTTGAAGCGCTCACAGCGCAGAAGGCGCACACGTTCTTGGCTGATGCCGAGGTCTTCCAGAACCCGCGCACACTTGAACGCTGGACCGGAGATCAGCCGATCCGCAAGACCATGTGGCACCCAGCGATGAAGAAGGCCGGCATTAGGTACCGGCGCCCCTATCAGACTCGGCACACCTACGCTTCGATGATGCTGTCAGCGGGCGAGCACCCCATGTGGGTGGCCAAGCAAATGGGACACAGCGACTGGACGATGATTGCCCGAGTATATGGCCGGTGGATGCCTTCAGCAGACACCAGCGCAGGGTTCAAGGCAGAAGCGTTATGGAGCCCGGCTAATTTTTCCAGATATGCACAAAAGATCAATTCTGAGTAGCATGCAAGAAATATCAATCAAATACTCAGTGGCATTACAGACCCTACGGAATAAGGATGCATATTTATAACTACCTGCTTGACGAATTTATTAAACCCCTGGACCAGCTCACACACATCATGATCATGGACTTGAATTATTCCGCTATAATCATTACGCAAAGCATATATGGCTTTCACTAGTGGAAAATGATTATTCCACTCACAACGAGATTCAGGCATCAGATAGCTGTGCTTCAGCGCATTAACCAGATCGTTAAGTATGTCGGGGAAAGAGTCATACTCCCCGACGAATCGATCTATGATCTCTAGCCCAAGCGGCGTAGGCGAACCTTTGCGAAATAAAACGCCCCAGCCATCTATCTCAATCTTTCGCGTTTCAGTTACCTCTACCTCTTTATGAATACAGTATGCTCCCATTATGAGGTCATCAACGACCCTCTTCATCGATACCAGCATCGACTCAAGACAAAATTGATAGTCTTGAACCTGACCAGCGAGATGTAACTGAAGCAATCTCATCCATTGGGCTTGCAGGTTTTGCAGTCGCAACGATACCCAAACTGACGCCAGCTGGCCGTTGATTAAATCTGGGATTGCCGGGGGGCGAGGCACGGAGGCCGGGGGAATCTGAATGATCAAAGGAGTTCCAATACGCGCTTCCCCACTACGATAGTCAACTGTCTCGATCTGCAT